AGGTAAACAAAATTAATGATGGTCAATCAATCCAGGAACACTATAAACCGGCATACAACGAGTCGCTTTAATATTAAACCAAAAATCACCGAAAATCTGATTAGCAACAGTAGAATTAACTGCGAGAGCACGATCAACGTTCGTCTTATCCTCACGAATCCAAGCATCACTAAGAGTCGGAGCAGTCTCATAATCATCTGCAAAATGCCATGTATCAAGACCACTATTAGAAGCAGAACGAAGCATACCTGTGATCATATTGGGCTGATACCTATACTCAGCCCATCGCTCCTGATATCCAAAAATAGCATTTTCGGTAGGCTCCATACCTGCTGCATCACCAGACATAGCAAAAATTTCTTTACGAAGAACTGCTTGCTCTCCAAGATTCGCCAGTACAGGCCAGTAGAAATCAAGACGATTCTTTCTAAGCCAAGATCTATGAATACCATTCTGATAACTATGATCAATTCTGGCACAACCAAGACAAAGAAGAACACCATGCTCAGTAAAACTATGAGTCAAATCAGAATGAACATCTGTAGTCTTAGACATAGCACCAAGATCGCCAAGAGGAGTACCTTCACCCTGGCTATTATTAGTAACCTCAGAAATATTAATAGGTATGCGATTACCGCCAAGATACTCAGGACGCTGAAGCCTACTATCAGGAGAAGTTACACCAAAATGAGATCTAATAATCTCAATATAACGAGTACCTCCACGAGCGTCACGCTCATACAATCTCTGAATCTGAAAAGCAGTACGAAGCGCATTAATTGTAGCAGAAGTTGTTGAACCAAGATCAGCCCAAAGATTAATAGGACTAAATGCACCTTTGCTGCCCGTAGCACCAATTTCAGCACGAACAGCTACATCAGTAGCACTACTATGAAACCAACCTCTAAGTTTATCTTGATCTGATGGATTAGGATAACCAGGGAAAATTCTAGCAGGTTTAGGATCATGAACACGATTATAGCTATAAACAGGGGCTTCACCACCAAGAGGAATAGCAACGTTCGGACCTTTCTGAGGACTAGGCAAAGCAGCAGTAAAATAATCAAAATACTTAGCTACTTTAAAAGGAGATCCACCTTGAGCAGGCTGACTAACTGCAATAGCATTAGGATCAAAAGTAATAGAAGAATCACCCTTAGGAATATTAAGAGGATCCGTCAAATTCTCACTTCTAAACCACTCATCGCAAACAAGAGCATACGCTCTAAAAGGAAGTGCAGAAACCTCAGAAATATTATTAACTCCAACAGGTAGTCCCATGTAATCTGCAATACTTCCAAGAGGAAAAGAAACCGATGAACTAGTCTTAACAGTAGGAATAGAATACTCAGTCTGAGGAAGCCAAGCGCTCTCTGTATTTTCTCCCATGAATTGCTTCCAATGCTCCCAAACAAGTCGATAAGGAACAAAGAACCAATACGTATCAAGATAAAGGTTATCCATAACCGGCTTAAGCAAAGTCTGAAGGCGGACAACCTTAGAAGTATCAATACTAAAGGTATCACCAGGAAGCACTTCAATCGGCCTACAAAGCGGAATTAGATCGCCAACATTGAAAGAAGTCTTATTACCAAAAGACATATCAAAACGACTTCGCTGAATACTAACTCCAGGCTCCAATGCAAAATGAGACTCTACATTACGATTCGGCATTCTCTACACTCTCCTTTTCAATAACCAGGTCATCAGACTTCTGATTATAATCCATATACTTCATCCAATCTTCACTTCCGATAGTGGCAAACCACTTCTGAAAACTATTATCAAACTTTTCTTTAACTTCAACCGGAAGAGAGTCAAAATAATTCTCACCATCAATAACAGACTGAAGAACATCACGATACGTTTTAGGCATATCAGTAAAATCACCATACATTCCCTGAGCTTTGCTAAGAGCAGAAGTATCACCCATAGCGCACTGCTTAATAATGGTAATAATACTAGTTTCTTCGGCAAAAGAATCAATATACTCCTGAAGATTCTCCTTTCCAGTTTCAAACAATTCAATATTACCGTTTTTATCAATCTTAGGTGAATATTTCACCTTAATCGGAGAACCAGGATCAGAATAAAATCTAGCCATATTTCACTCCTTATCTTTCACGCCAAACACACTACCACCAGAGACAATAAACTCAGGCACAGGATAATCAGACTTATCCAAAAGGCCTTTGCTAGCGTCGTAATTCGCAATTTTAAAAAGATCGAAATCATTAGGAGAAAAACCCATAATTCCGTCTGTATGATTGATAGCGTAAGAAAAATTTCTAATAGCAGACTCATCATTAATATCAAAAGTCGGAGTCAAAAACTCCGTCTTTGCATCACGTACTACATAAACTCCATAAATCACAGTCTAATACCTCCTCTATAAATTTTAGGTGCAATATTAATCTTTTTAGATTTAGATGCTGTATTCCGAAAAATCTTCTTGTCTTTCGCTTTTCGCAACTTTTTCACCACAAAACACTCCTTTTCTGATTACAAATAAGCAATTATTAGTACACATACTATCAAATATGCGAAGTTAGACAAGTAAAATTTAAATGCTGCTCCTTTTCAGCGTTCTTATTTTGTCTTTCTTCAACATTTCCTTAACTTCCAGGTACTCTGAATGATTCAGATCTGTCCTGGATAACTCTATTTCAATAGAG